GGCGGATGCAAAAACGGCCCCGGCCGGTGAAGGCTGGGGCCGATCTGGTCGCGTCTTGCGCGTATGGGCTTCTGCACACGTTACCGCTCCGCTGTCAATCCGTAGGGGGTCGGGGCGCACCGGACGCTAGTTCTTGCGCCCACGCCGCCGGGGACAGCTTGAGGGCCATTAGGACCGCCCTCGCCGCAGGACCGGACGGCCCGACTGTGGCGTAGTTCTGCGCGGTCTTCGGGCTGACCATGAGCCATCGGCCCGCCGCTTGTTGCGAAAGGCCGAGGGTTGCGAGGGCGGCGCGGTATTCTTGCGCGGTCATGATGTGGCGTATTCCCTTTCCCAGAACTTCCGTTCGTTGTTCCAGCGTTTGACGAAGCCCCTTGCGGCGCAAACAGCACCCTTCTGGTCTTCGTATCGCCGCGTTCCGTTGCGCGGATGAACGACGTAAAACCGCACCCGAGGATGGGGCGGCACCTCAAACTCGAAGGCCGTGACGCCGGTTTCAGCGTGGATAAAAACGATCCGGTCGGCCATTACGCTGCCTCCACTTCGGCCATGCCTTGACGCATGGACTTGACGAAATAGTCCACCAGAGGCGGATTGACGAGCAGTTCGGCCCGCATCGCGGTCTCGCTCATGCCCACCTTGCGGGCAAACACGGACAGGGTGACCTGGCCGGGGACGGTTTCGAGAAGAGCAAGAAGATAAGCCATTTTGTGGCCCCCATCGGCTAGTGCTTGATTGCCCTGCGCCGATGAAGTGACCCTAAGCACATTTTACGCAGGTCGCAATAGGCGGTTGCGTATTATTTACGCAGCGGACAAGCGGGAGGACAACCTGTCCGCCACTGTCCCCCCGTTTTGTCCCGGCGTCCCGCTATTCCAGCCCATAGGCGACGGCCGCGCAATCCAGCGCGAGGACCAGGGCCGCCGAAATGCTGGCCTGCACCGAGCCGCTGTTGGTCAACGAGCGGAGGTTAGAGCCCTTCCCGGCGATCTCGCGCAAGGCCCACACCGCCCGGCCGGTGCGCTCGACGGCGGTTCGGCCGTTCGCGCCCTTGAAGGTCCGGTCCTCGTCCTGGATCAGCTTCTCCAAGTCCCGGACGAACAGCTCCCGCTCCGTCCGCTTGGCCGCCCAGCCTTCGCCGCCCCGGGTGATGTTCCGCGACTGGTCAATGGCCGGCGGGGTGAGCCCCTTCTCCGGGTCGAGGAGCTCGTAATCCGTTCGGAACCGGAGCCCGGCCGCATACTGGTTCGGGGAGAGGGACCGGGCCGTCATCAGGGTCTCAAGCCCGTCGCGCGAGGCGATCCGCTTTCGCCCTTCGTGTTCCTTCCGGTCGGAGGTCTCGATCTCCGAGCCCCGGAGGCTTTCCAGCCCCACGGTCTCGGCGATGTCGTTTGCCACCCGGATCGACTGCTGCGCCGCCGCGATCTCCTGCTCAAGGCGGAGCATGGCCTCCCGGCCCTCCCGGCGGAGGCGGAGGTCCGCGGACGCCTCGGCCTGGATCGCTTGGCGGAACCGCCGGGCCTGGCCCTCGTTGAGCCGGGTGCCAGAGACGATCAGCGCCTCGTTGTCGTTGGCGATCCCGGCCCCGTTGTCGTTCGCCCCGATCATCCGGGGGGCCGAGGCGCGGGCCTGGCGCTTCTTGCGTTGGCGGGCGGAGGTCATGCGGTCGGCTCCTTGGGGGTAGGGTTGGCGGCGGCTTCTCGGGCTTCGGCCTCAATCGCCCGGCTCACCGCGTCGGCGGCGTTCATCAGGGCAAAGCGGAGGGCCGATCCGATACGGGCGGCGGTGATCCGCGCGACTATCTCGGTCTGGATGGCGAGGAGGGTCATGCGGCCCGCTCCTTGGCGGCGGGTTCGGAGTCGTTGGCCTCGAAAAGCTGGGGGGTTTGCCCGCGCCGCGCCACGGCCTCGCGCATATGGGTGTAGCGGGCGAGGCCGGTGCCGTCGCAGGTGTCGGCCCCCATGTCCTCGAAATGCTGCCAGCGAGCCGGGTCGTTCACGCGGCCGATATGGGTGTGCTTGCCGAGGATTTTGGCCGCCCGAACGATGTGCGCGACGTGGGGGGAGAGCTTCCAGCCCGTCGATCCGCCAATGAACACGGCGGCGATATCATCCCAAGGGACGGGCAGGTTCTCCTGACCATCCTGGCAGACGAGCGCCAGTTTCCAGCCGTTAAGCTCGGGCCTCGCCCGCCAGCGGTCGAAGACCTCCAGCGTCCGGCGAGCGCATCCGACAACGTCCGGGATGGCGACGAACAGACAGCCCTCCTGATTGGCCTTCTCCCTTTCGAGCAGGCTCAACAGGCCCGGAACATCGACCTCCTTGAACCCGCCGTTGTCCATGGCCCAAGGCCGCGACGGGTCGCGCAGTTTGTAGCGGGTGAGCGGCGTTAGCAGCTGGCCGACCGGAGCGCCGATCTCCGCCGCGCACTGGTCCAAGTCCTGCCCGTTGTCGAGAAGGGCCATCACAGCTCGATCCTCGCGCCGCAAGGAACCGACCCGCCGCGCCAGACCTCAATGACCTTAATGTCGTCGCCCATCAGTTGCGCGATGGCCTTGGCGACGCCGTAGTTGGTCGGGTCTTCAATCACGTCGTCAAGCATCCGGTGATCGAACGCGGCTTCCAGATATTGCCGGAGCCGGGCGTGCATGAACCGGGCGTCCTTTGGCGGGCTGGCCGGCCAGAAGATGCGGACAAACCATGTGTGGCCGTGGACCTGTTCGGCATAGTCGCCCTTGTGGGCGGCGTCGAAGCTGCCCTCGGTGAAGTCCAAGGCCATCATGCTGCTTCTCCGGTTTGTTTGAGGGCGGCCCCGTCGTTTGCGGCTGCGAAGGTGATGGTGACCGAGTTCCGCTCCGCCCAGCCGGCGAGGGATTTAGCGAGGGCCGCGGCTACGGCTGGCGTCCGGGCTTCAAGCCTCCGGGCCTCGGGTTCCCATCGGCAATAGTGGTCAACCCAGCGGCGGGCGAAGTCCTCGTCGGTAGCGTGGACGATGCTGGCCCGGACCTGGGGGGCGTTGAAGGTCGAGGGGGCCGGGGCGGATTCCTCCGCGGCCGGCGCGGCGTATTCTTTCCAGCGGTCGGCGTTGAGAACCACGGCGGCCCCGTTGGCATACTGGCCCCCGTCCTTCGTGCTGGCGGGCAGGGCGTAGAAGTTCTGGACCGCCGCCCAGATCGCCGAGGGCATCCCGCCGCGTTTCAGCGCGCCGGTCAAAGCCCGCTGCACGTCCGGCGCTGTGGACCGCCGCTTCCCGTCGACGACCGGCTGGGCCTTGTGGATGCGGTCAACCAGGGCGGGGAAAGCGCAACCGGCCCCGGCCGCGATCTCAAGGGCTTTCGCAAACGGCTTGGCGTTGAACGCTTCGCCCCCTTGGGGGTTAGGGGGTTCTTCTGGTTCTGGTTCTGAAGAATGGCATGGCAAACCGTTAGCATTTGCTATGGCCGATCCTTTATCTTTCAACGCTTTAGCCTTTCCGCCTTGAGAACCGGAAACGGCACGTTTGATTGACTTTTCGGATGCCTTTTCGAGCTCGCGCGTGAGGCGCCGGTTTGTCAGGAAGTCGCCGTCAACGTCGAAAAACTCAAGCACGTCCTCGCTGATCCTGGACCAGCGGGAGGGGGAACAGCCGGCGATCCGGGCCAGCTTCTTGGCCTCGTTCGGGAGGCGTCCGTCTGACCGCCACATGGTCATGAGCAGGAGCAGATAAGCCCCGTGCTGCTCCGTCGTCAGGTGCCGTGTGTCGCCCAGATAGTCGGCGACATAGAACTGCATGAAGGGGCTGCTCATTCCCCGCCCCCATAGCTGAAGCGCCCGCCCTGGGCCTCGTAATCGGCCACCCGCGCGAGGTTCCCGAACCGGGTCGTGTCGTCGTCAAAGGAGAGGCGGACGGTGCCGATAGGGCCGTGGCGCTGCTTGCCGACGATCACCTCCGCTTGGCCTTGGGCCAGCGTCATGGCGTCGGTCCATTCGAGGTGCCCGGCGCTCCCCGGCTTGGGTTCGGAGCGGGCCAGATAATAGGCCTCCCGATAGACGAACATCACGCAATCCGCGTCTTGCTCGATGCTCCCCGACTCCCGGAGGTCCGAGAGCATCGGCCGCTTGTCGTCCCGGCTCTCGACCTGGCGGGAAAGCTGCGAGAGGGCGATGATCGGGATGCCCAGCTCCTTTGCGAGCGCCTTGAGCGCCCCGGTGATCTCCGAGACCTCCTGCGTCCGGTTGCGCTGGCCCCGCCCGTCGCCGGTCGTGCAGAGCTGGAGATAATCGACGATCAGGAGGTCCAGGCCCTCCCGGCGGTGTTGCCGGCGGACGCGGGCGCAGAGCTTGGCAATATGGATTCCGCCCGTCTCGTCGATATGGAGCGGGATCGACCGGATCAGGTCGCGGGCCTCGCGGATGCGGCCGAAGTCCTCGCGGGTGATGTAGCCCTTCCGCATCTTGTCGGAGGAGACCCCCGAGGCGTCCGCGAGTATGCGCTGGGCCAGCTGCTCCTTCGACATTTCGAGCGAGGCGAACATGACCCGGCCGCCCGCGATTGTCCGGCGGCCGTGGGGCGCGTCCGGGTCGGCCTCGGCGCGATAGGCCCGGGCGACGTTGAACCCGATGTTCGTGGCCAGCGCGGTCTTGCCCATAGAAGGGCGGCCAGCGAGGATCAGGAGGTCGGAGGGGTGAAGGCCGCCCAGCTTCTGGTCGAGGTCGATCAGGTCCGTGGCCAGACCCGAGAGCTTGCCGTCCCGTTTGAAGGCGGCCTCGATCATTTCCATCGCGCCATCCAGGGCGTCGGAGAAGGCGAAGACCGCCTTGGCCTGTTCCCCGGACTCGGCGAGCGTGAAGAGGGCGTTCTCGGCCGCCGCGACGTGATCCAGCGCGGGCTTTTCGGGGTCGAGCGCCTCCGCGCCGATCTGGTCGGCGATCCGAACGAGGTCGCGGCGCGTGGCTAGGTCCAGGATCGAGCGGGCGCAGTCTATCGCCACGCGGGGGGCCGGGGCCTTGTCCAGCAGCTCGAAGAGATAGGCCGGGCCGCCGAAGTCGGGGAAGGCGGGGTCTGCGGCAAACGTATCAGCCAGAAGGGAGGGAGAGACCGACCGCCCTGCCGTGACGGCCTCGGTGATCGCGTCAAAGAGGCGCTGATGAAACGGCTCGAAGAAGTGCGAGCCCCGAAGCCGGTCGGGGAGCCGCTCCATCAGGCCGGTGTCGTAGAGGATCGCGCCGAGGAGATCGCACTCGGCGGGGACGTTGGATGGGAGGCCTGGCGCGGCGTTGTCGCGTTGTTCGGTCATGCGGCCTCCGCGAACTTGTCGGTCTGGTTGCCCCAGACGGTCCAGCCGGTGCGCGGGGCGCGGGCGAACAGTTCAAGCCGGGGGCCGTCGCAGTATCGCTCGATGCGGCTATGCGCCTCGGCCGGCTTGCGGCTGTGTTCCTGCCGCGGGGCGGTGATGATCTGGTGGATGCTCTTGGAGAGCCGCTTCGGGGCGCCGCGGCGGCCGAGGAGGATTAGCTCCGCGTTCTGGCGCGTCGTGTAGCCCATGCCGGTGAACAGGTCCCGGCGATCCATGAACAGGACGCCGTCGTGATCCCCGTCCGGCTGCTTGCGGCGCTTCACCCAGACAAAAGCGAGGGAGGAGTAACGGAACCCCCAAGCGTTCATGACGAGGAAGGCTTGCTGAAGGTGTGGCCCGGTCGTCCAGAGGAACAGGTGACAGTCCTTGGCCGCGATCTCCGCGACGGGCAGAGCCTTGATCTCCGACAGGCTCATTGTCGGGTAGTGCCGCGACGGCGAGCGCGAGGTCTGGCCCTTCGGCGACCGACTGGCGTGGTGCCACGGCGGATCAGCGAGGATGCAGGAGAAGGGGCCATTGGGAAGGGACTCGGTCATTCCGCGCCCCTGTCGTTGGCGGCCTTCGTCATCCGGGCGAAGGCGTGTTCCGCCGCGGCGCTCTTGACGGCCCGGTCCAGCCGGAAGATCGCGCAAACGTCGGCGGCGACCTTGTTAAGCCCCGTCGCCGTCTCGACCCGTCCGATGATCGGGTGGCGCTGCTCGGCGGCCACGTCGATCAGGTAGCCCAGAAGCCCGGCCTTCTCGGCAGGGTCTTGAAGGTCGGCCCTCT